ACGGTATTCTGTTTATTCCGAAAATAGTAATTGTATAATTTAGATTTTGACATTCGATTATAGTCGTGCCGTTTCGATAGGTGCTGCGGCACAAAACGGCGGCAATCAGCAGCCGACAGAATAGTTGATAAATTCGGCGTCAAAGACACTGTAAAAGACAGCCCTAAACAGTGCAGGTGGTTGCTATATGCTTGTGTATAAGCTGCTGTTGGCCGAGGCGAAATAGTGAGAACACAAGCGGCTGAAAATTGCACACTGCGACGGTGTTTGCAAGCAGTCCTGAAAAGGGCTGTATTGCGCCTGCTTTGGTATTTGCAAGCAGTTTCACAATAGTTTTATAGTGTCTTCGCCGATACTTAAAAAGGAGTGCAAGGGTAAAACCTTGCCTCTGATAACAATGAGCAAGCAAAAATGCTCTTAAGTATATAGCTAATATGGACTTATGTAAAACCTGCAAAAAAAGGGTCATTTGTGGCATAATCGTTAAAGGTAAAGTGCTCCAATGCCCTTATTACAAGCCGATAAAAGTCAAAAATCCGGCAACAAAAATAACTAAACATATCAAAGATAAAAATGTGTTTTTGAGTAAATAATGGCATATCAGTGAAGAGAAAGAACACTTACTCATAAAGAACAGCAATTCGTCGAACATTATACGACAGATTCCAATTTTATTGCAATAAAAGCGTTCCTTGCTGCCGGATACGCACAATGTGCCAATAAAAATGCTACCCACGTTAACGCTACCAGAATACTACACAAGCCCCATATAAAAGCAGCTATACAAGCCAAAATAGCCGAAAAAAGCGAGAAAATTGATATAACCGTAGAGTTTATCTTACAAAAGATTTTAATGGCTTTGGAATTAGCGGAGCAAAAGCGGGATTTGGCCTCGATTGCCCGTTTTACGGACCAGTTAGGCCGTTACAAGGCGATGTTCACAGATAAAGTCAAGTCTGAAGGGCCTGATTTAGTTATCAACGTGCAGGACAGGCCGAAAAAAGAGGTTATATCTTCGCAAGTGGCGGAAAGTAAAGGGGTTACGAATGGCGAAGTGCCTAAATTGCGGTAAAGAGTTAGAGCAAACGGGTAACAGGCCAAAGCTGTATTGCTCCGATAAGTGCAAGGTTGCGTTTCACCGCGGGGCTTCTATCGTAACAAATGAAACAAGTCCTATCGTAACGGGCGAATATAAAACCTTTGACGACTTACCTGAAGATATACAGGACGAAATCAATCACTTAACGACGTGGTGTGCAGCCAAAGGCATTGAGGATGATAGAAACCTGCGTATTAAAAGAGCGCTCGACTATCATAATAAATTTGTTCCGAAGCGGGTCAAGGGTGTTTGTTATAAATGCGGTGAGAAGCTCGATAATAGATTGGTTTGTTGCGGGCCTTGTGTCTGGGAAGAGCGAAAGGCAGGTTAAAAGCGGTGTAAAGACAAGGGTTTAGACGGACTTTAGATAAGCTTTACACTACACTCATTTACAAAATGACAAGCTTTAACGAAAAAATCCAGAAGGCAGGGGGGGGAGGGGGGACTCGGCTTTCGAGGGCAAATAAGGAACTTATCCTTTTAACACCGCTCGGCCTCAGGAGTTCCCGACACAATTTATCTTAAAAGGTTAATATGGGCAAGCAGTGGAATTTAAGTTTGGAGGGGTTTCAGAGGGGTTTTTATCACAGCACGGCTCGTTTTGCGAATATGACGAGTGCTTGGGGCAGTGGTAAGACTTTATTGGCTATAAACAAGGGGGTGAGATTAAGTGGGTTATACGGGGGCAATTTGGGATTGGTATTGCGGAGGAGTTTCGTGAATTTGAAGAATTCCACGATGAAGGATTTCACGGCATACACGGGGTTGAGTATAAAGGTTCAGGACAAGAGTGTTCGGTTCAGGAACGGTTCGGAGATTATATTTCAGCACGCTGACGAGTTGACGAGTGAGATGATACAGAACATCAATTTAGGTTGGTGGTATATAGAGCAGGCGGAGGAGTTCGAGAGTGATGAGGTATTCAATTTGTTGGGCGGGAGATTAAGGAGGGTATTGACGCCGTCTGTGGAGGTTCAAAAGAGGTTGGTGGGGCTCGGGAAGTTATCTCGGGTGGTGGATGATTTTAACGAATTGGGTTATGAGGAGCGTCTTATTGCGGAGAGTGCCATTATCGTTGCTCTGGGCGAGCCGTTAAGGCAGGGTCTTGTGATTGCGAATGCGAGGGGTCACAACTGGAATTGGCGGAAGTTCATAAATATCGGGGGCGATGAATGCCTTATAGGCAAGAGATTCATTGTCAGGAGCAGTCAGACGGGGGTCAAGTATGATTACGGCGATTACGCTTCCATTACGCAGGCGGACACATTTGAGAATGAGAGGAATTTGCCTGCCGATTACGTGGCTTATTGCAGGGAGCTGGAGACTTCTGCTCCTTCGACGTATAGGCGTTTGGTCTTGAATTCTCACGAGGACTCGGATATTGCCAATCAGTGTATAAGTTATCAGAAGCTCAGGGACGCCGTGGACAGGGACTTAAGGGACTACGATACGGATTTGCTCGTGGTGTCGTGCGACCCTGCGGAGTTCGGGGACGACAAGACGGTCATATACGTTTTGAAGGGTCTTGGCGTCAAAGATTGTCAGATTTTGAGTAAGCGTGAGCCGATGGAGACGGCGGGATACATTCTTTCGATGTATCGTGAGTACAATGCCGATTTAATCGCCCTCGACGACCTTATGGTGGGCAGTGGCATAGCTTCGAGATTAAGGGAGCTTCTGAAGGATACTCTTGCCGAGCCCGTATATACCATCAGGGTCAGCAAGCGTGCGCAGGACTCTGTGAAGTATCACAGATTGAGAGACCAGCTCTGGATGCACGCTGCGGAGTTGTTCAGGAATGATTACGTTTCGATACCGAATGACCAGCTTTTAATTGAGGAGTTGGGGGCTTTCACCTACGACTTGAATTCGAAGGGCCAGGTATTGGTATCGAGAAAGAAGGACGTTAAGAAGCTGCTTAATCGCTCGCCTGACAGGGCGGACGCTCTTATTATGGGATTGTGGGCGGCAAAAAAGGGCAAAAAAAGACTTGCCTTTTCAGGACAGAGACAGGATAATGCTCAATATGATGTTCTTCGGTTCGGATTAGATTAAAAGGAAACCAAAATGGGTGGAGCAAAAAAAGCAAAAGTGCCGCCTGCACCGTCTCCTGTGGCGGTGCCCGTGGAAATTAGTCCCGAAGTGACGGCGAAGGCGGAGGACAGGCGCAAGAAGCTCCTCGCCGCTATGGGCAGGCGTGGAACTATACTGGCCGGATTGGGCGGCACGGAGAGCAAATTAGGATGACCCTTGCGGAATATATCAGACACAGGTTCGCTGAATTAAAAGAGGAACGGCTTCCTTACGAGAACGGGCTGTGGAAGGACATTGCCCGCTTCGTCAATCCTCGCCGGGAGAATATTTCCCAGACGTCTTTCGATGTGCTGAAAGGCCGGAGGAAGGGCAAGGACGTTTACGATGGCACTCCGCTGGGCGCCTTAAATACCTGGTCTGATGGTATGCAGGGTTTTCTCGTGTCCGAGGCCCTGACGTGGTTTCGGTCGGAAATGGGCGATGCCCGGCTTAACGAATACGATGAAGTCCTCGAATGGCTGCAATGGTATGATAAAGTAATGTATTCGGCCTTTCGCAGGAGCAATTTCTATTCCGTGTTGCCGGAGTGGTTCAGGGACGCCGGCTCAGTGGGGACGGCGACCCTTTACACGGAGGAGGATACGAGCGAGCGCAGGGCGGTCTGCACGGTTATCCATCCGAGAGAGGTATTTATAGCCGAGAATTATTTCGGGGAAGTCGATACTATTTACAGGTATTTCGCCCTCACTGCAAGGCGGGCGTTGAAGAAGTTTAGTGAAGGCAAGTTATCTAAAGAACTTAGCAGGAACGCACGGGAGCATCCCGAAAAGGCGCATTATTTTATACACGCCGTTTTCCCGAATGACGATAAGTTGCCGGACAATCTGCATTCCACGAGGAAGAGGTTCAGGTCTGTTTACGTCGAGGAAGCGGGCGATGTGGTCAGGGACGGCGGTTATAACATAAATCCTTACGCCGTCTGGCGGTTCAGGAAGAACAGTGATGAGGTTTACGGTTATTCTCCGGCGGCGGACGCCATAGTCGAGATATTCTCTCTTAATCAGTTCGGCAAGACGCTCATTCAGGCGGCGCAGAAATCGGTGGAGCCGCCGCTCAATGTTCCGATGGAGATGAGGAACAACGTAAGATTGACGCCCAACGGCCTTAACTATTACGAAGACCCGCAGAGGATAATAAAAGCCGCATACACTGGGATTAACTATCCTGTCGGCACAGACCAGCTTGAGCGATTAAAGAAATCCATCGAGGACAAATACAGGGTGGAATTCTTTTTACTTCTTGCCCGTGCGACGAGGGAGATGACCGCATACGAGATAATGGAACGGCAGAGCGAAAAAAGCGTCCTTTTGAGCTCGCAGGTTGACCAACTTTACAACGAAGGCATTAAAAGGGTGTTCGATATAATATCCGATATCGAGGATAAATTAGGCAATTTCAGGGAGCTCCCGCCCGTGCCGGAAATGCTCAGGAATGCCGGAGCACGCATAAATATAAATCTTACCGGCCCGCTTGCGCAGGCGCAGAAGAGATTATTTAAGATGCAGCCGATAAATGATGGCCTCAACTCCCTCGCCCCTGCGATGACAATATTTCCCGAAATGAAATACAAAGTAAAGACCTTCGAGACTGCTGACGAGATTTTAGAGGCGGCGAATTTCCCCGAATCACTGACTCGCAACAACGATGAGGCGCTCGAATTATATCAGCAGGCCTTGCAACAGGCGGCACAGCAGAATCAGTTCGAGCAGTTGGGCCAGGCGGCACAGGCAGTTCCGAAGCTGTCGAAGTCCATTGAGCCGAACTCGGCACTCGAAAAGATAATGGAAAATGTATGATGCGTATCGAACAGGTAAAATTTCAGCTTGGCCAAATGGTTCATTTTATTTTGAATCCCTCTTATAGAGGGCAGATTGTTGTGATCGAGAATTATGCCGATGGCGGGTGTAAATATAACGTGAACTGGTTCGTGGAAGGCGATTTAAAGTCTGCGTGGTTTTTTGCCTGCGAACTTGAATTGGACGAATAAAAGGAGAAATATATGGCAAAGAAATGGTTAAAAGGCGCAATCAAGGCAATGAAGAAAAATCCTCGCACCAAAAAGGCAAAGGCATTGAGAAAAAGACTGAAACAGGGGGAATTTTCAAAAGGGAAAAAGAAGAAATGACGGTAAAAAGAGTAAAAGGCGGTTATGCTACAGTTCATTGCCACGGCAAGAAAAAGGGAAAAATAATTCATAGGTTCAAAACCAAGAAAAAGGCAATGGCGCAGCATCGGGCAATTATGGCAAGCAAAAGCAGAAGAAAAAAGAAATAATAAGGAGAAAGAAATGAGTGCAGGCAGAAGAAGAAAAGGCAGGCCGAGAACCGATGCGGAGCGTCGCAGTCGGCACAAAAAACTGTATGGCACGAAAAGCAAGCTGCCTAAAAGAGGCACTGGCTTGAGAAAACGGTAATGGATGAGACTATAAGAAATTACCGGACTTGTTTTTCCGGTGAGAATGGCAAATTAGTTCTCAGCCATATACTCGCTGATTTGGGTTTTTTCGACGAGGCAAAGACGCCGGAAGATATGGTTAAGAGAAATTGCGCCATAAGGTTGTTGAAAAATCTCGGCATATTCGATATAAGTAACGTGAAGTCTTTTGTGAATAAACTTTTTGAAATACCGATACAGGAGCTCAAAAATGGCCAGGAAAGCTGAAAAGAAAAAAAAAGAAATAATAAGGAGAAAGAAATGAGTGCAGGCAGAAGAAGAAAAGGCAGGCCG